ACAAGCTTTAGCTGGGTTAACCAAAGCAGCACAATTAGAAACGCAACAAGAAGTTGCAAACATGCAATTAGAAGCACAAAAAGATGCTGCACAAATGAATATTATAGGAACTGTCGGAGGCATAGCTGGAGCAAGTCTTATACCAAAAGCAAAAGCGGCACTAGCTAAAAGAGCAGCAACCAAAGCGGCTGCAAGTGCGGCAGCACAAGGCGGTGCAGCAGCAGGAGCAGGTGGAGGTTTTGGTGTTTTATCTGGAAGTCTTGCAACAGGTGCAGGAGGTGCAGGAGCAGCTGGAGCAGCAGCAAGTGGAGCAGCAGCAAGTGGAGCGGCAACCACTGGAGCAGCAGCAGGAGCAGCTGCCAGTGGCGGCATGATGGCTGGTATGGCAGCAGCAGCACCATGGGTATTATTAGCAGTAGCAGGAGGGTATCTTCTTAAGAAGATATTTGATTAATGAGTTTTTCATCAGGATTCAAAGACGGCTTTGGCTATTATATGATGCTTGCCGACAGTGAAAGAAAAAAAGAAGAAGAAGAGAGAATGGGTAGACTCACAGAGTCTAGAATTGCTACTGAGTCTTTACGACAAGAAGATTACAAGCTTAGTATTGAGCAAAGAAAAGAGCAGGAAAGAATGTCAAAACTTACTCCTGGCGAACTAAAGGATAAGCCTCAAGAAAATTTAACATTTACAGAACTTCAATTAATTAATAATAGCAAAGTAGATGCACTAAAACTCTCTACCGCTGAAACAAAAAACGATACAGAGAGACTTGTATATGATCAAACAATGAGTCAAATACAAGACGCTGATGACCAAAAATCTGTGACACAATTAATAAACATTTATAGACTGTTGTCAGAAGGTCAAATCAATGAGACTGTGGCTGCAAGCATGCTTGAAGAGCCATTATATTTTTTACGAGATAATTTAGACTTTACTAAATTCGTTGATGATAAATATATGAATGGCTGGGAAAGAATTGCACCCAAAATAGAAGCAGGTGACTTTGCATCAATTGTTGAACAAGACTCTGATGTCTTAAGTACAATATTTAAAGAAAGATTAAATCTTTTTCAAGGTAAGGACTTTGTATCCAAAGATGGTAAAAAAGGAACAATAGAAAGCGTTTCTTTCTCTGGAGACTTTGATGCAATCCAAGGAACCACAAATCTTTTAGTTGGTGGTAAGTTTATGGTCAAGTATGAGGGTCAGGATGATCTTGTAGAAGAAATGTCCTATTTGCCAGACAACGCAAGAGCCTCTAAAGAAATTAGACAAGATATGGAAGGAGATGATGCAAAAGCGGTGTCTGTCGCTGATGTTGTGGATAGGGTTGCAGCAGAAAAAGATTTTGCAATGTATGCGGTTAATAACCCTGGTGTCTACAGAGTTTTTAAAGAAGCAGCCAAGGGCATGGTAAATTATAAAGGTGATCAATCTTTGATTAATGCACAGGTTGAGCAGCATCGTAAGATGAAAAAAGAAGGCGAAACTTATATTGGTAATGTTTTTTCTGGTGCCGAATCAGCAAGGGAGGCAGACTTACTAGATCCTGATAATGCTTTTTATAGACATTTATATTTAAAAGAAACAGACTTAGCTAAAAAATATATAGAAAAAATAGATGATGGGACTGGAGATTTTGTTTACAACCTTAGAGAGGGAGAAAGCCTTGATAAGTTCAAGGATGACTTGGTTATGAAATATGCTGATCCAGCCAAAATAACAGCTGAGGTTGCAAATCTATACTCTACTTATGGAAATCTTGCACAGTTTAGTGATGGTAGACAACCATTCTATATGCTTAATGGAAATGTGTTTAGATTTGATACAAAAAGAGATGACTTTGATAACGCTATGTCTCAAAAAATTAATAATTATGAAACCATAAAAACTGAGGCAGCAGCAGAATTTCAGCAAGCTGGTTATGAGCCAGGAACATGGGAATCTTTAGATGACGAAAAATATTTAGCGTTTATGACCGCTTATTTAAAATCCAGAGGCTTGTAGTGTGGCACAAGAATTTAGATATGATGATCCTTTAGCAGGAATAAAAATACCAGATCCTTTAATTGAGGAAGAGGAAGATCAAAAAGATCCTAAACAACCTATACAAGAAAAAACCGCAGACGATTTTAACTGGACAAACCCTCTCAAGGGTATTGGATCACCCACAAGATTATCATTAAGAGCTGCTGAAATAGCATTAGAAACAACAGTAAAGCCTATTATGGCTTACAACTATGAAGCTGATCAGCGATACCCAGATGCTTTTTTTGAAACCCTAAGATACACCATGGATGCAGCCAGAGATGTTCCTGCAAATTTAAAAGATCGCTCAAAGATAATGTGGGAATCCTGGAAAGAACAATCTACTGAAGAGGCATTTTCTCGATTAAAAGGCGAAACAGCAATTCCATTGCCAATAAGTGCTGGTGGTGGTTATGATGATTTTGGTCAAGCATTTTTAGCAAAGAGATATGCAGAAATGTCAGAAGAAGAAAAACTTGCAGACGAAAAAGAAATGCAAGATTTAAGAAGAGATACACAAAAAGCAATTGCTGACATAAATAAAAAAATAAACAAAAGACAGGCTGATTCAAATCTTGGAGAGTATGGCAGAACAGTTTCTAGCGGATTAGAGTCAATGGCTGTAATTACAACAGCAATGGTGGCAAATGGTTTAAGCGGGGGAAGATTAACAGCCCCAACAGCAACCGCAACACTTGGTTATTTTGGACTACAAACTCAAGCTGTTAGTTATGCAGAAGCAAAAAGACAAGGCAAAGATCATGAAACAGCTTTAGCCTATGGAAATATACAGGGGTTGCTTGAGGTTGGAACCGAGGCATTGCCTGTTTTTAGATATTTAAGACCAGTCGGAAACAAAACTGCAAAAGAAATTATGCAAAATGGTTTCATAGATGTTGCAACTGATACTAGCATGGAAGTTATAAATGGTGTTTTACAAGAGGTAAATACAGCCATGTTTGACTTGGAGTCAGACCTGAGAACAGCTTATGACAATAGAAATAACCCATTGTATGAAGGTCCAAGCATGGCTCAAGTATTACAAGATGTTGCTGGACATTCTTTTCTTGCTTCATTAATAGCATCAGGATCTATATCATCTATTAGAACTACGGGAGAGGTTATGTATTCTCCTGAAATAGCTAACTACATAAAACAAAACAAAGACAATCCAGCACTTGAAGAGTTTATTGAAAACTTTAACACTATGGTAAATAACTCAAGCTTAAATTATGAAGCCATAGATAAAGCAACTATAAATATATTAGATCCCAATTACACTTCTGGAGTTACAGCAGAAGAGCTTTTGGCTGACTCATTTTTAAATACTAACTTTATAAGATTAGAAGACCCAGTAGAAGGCAGGATAGCGGTAGAAAAACAAGAAGGAATTATTAATCAAGTAAATGAAAAGTTTCCAGAAAACTTTAAAGATTTTTCTTTTATAGATCCTTTATCAAAAGAGAAAAAACAAGTTAAAAACTTTATTGTTGGCGAGGAAATGCAAAAGGACAGCAAAGCCTATAATCAAACAGTGCGTATGCAGTTTGAAGAAACAAAAGGTTTACCAGAAAACTCTATCATAAAAAATGACACATACAATCAAGATGAGTTAGACATTGTTAGAAATAGAATTATTTTTCCAAGAAGGTTTCATGAAGGAACATTAAAAAACATTCCAGAATTTGGTCAATTACCAAGAGAAATATATACAAGAAGACTTGGAAATACTAGAGATCTTAGTTTAGACGAATCAAATAACTTATCCAAAGCAACAATAGACTTATTAAATATGGGTATGCCGCTAGACATATTTACAGATCTTAGATATATAGGAGTTGAATCTGTAGACCCCCAAGAGGGTGTGCAAGCATTTGGCGTTTATGAGCCTGCCACACAATCTATTGCACTAAACCCATTTATTGGTTTGAAAACATCTGACTACACAAGCCAGCTTGGAGCGAAGACACAGCTTACACACACTTTTGTGCATGAGCTTTCACATCATATTGATTTTGGTTTAGGTAGAGATATGAAGTCAAGCTACCAAATATATACACCAGCATCTTCCACATCACCATTATTTAATATTCCAAATCTAAATAATATTGACATGGTTGCAGACGGATCTAATTTGTTGCAAATAACTGACCCTGATGGGGGTGCTGTTATGATGGAGGCGTTAAACATTCATATTAACAAACCTCAAGCACACCATGAAGGAGCAATGCTCAGATATCCCCTAAGCCAGCTCATGTCATATTTTGAAATGAATGCATTAAATGAAAGTTTGATGAGTACAATTAAGGCTGAGACATTCGCACAAATGTATTCTTTATATTATACTAATAAAGATTTCTTGAGAGAAAATGCTCCAGAAACATTCGCACTTATAGAGAGATTAAATGATGCAATATCAGTTGACAGCCTTAGAGAAAAAAATGCAAGAGTATTACAGGCTTTTCAATCATCACGTGCCCCTAGAAGCATTGAAGTACCTCCCAGAAGAGGAGTTGATGTCTCTACTAGATCAGTCAATCAGGAACAACAGCCCTCAAGCGAGCTGGAAGCTGAGACCAGAACAGAAGACGGGGAGCGTATTCGATCTGAGCTACCAAAAATAGTCGGTGCTCCTCCTGGAGTAGATAATCAAAGAAAGGTTGGTGCCCTAAGAAGGAAAGTAAAAGGTCTTGTTAAGGAAGGAGAGCCAAACAGGTTCTGGTACGAAGAAAGTAGTAAAGCTATTTTAGATATAACCAACAACAATATAGAAGACGCAGACAAGTTAGCACAAGCAATCGCAATAACATCTCCAAGCACAGGCGTAGAAACTAATTTAGGTTTTGCACTTCAAGCCTTTTATCAATACAAGGCTGGTCAGCCTATAGAGACTGGTAGATATCCACAAGAAATGAGCAAAAAGTTAGAGCAGGCTTTTAGCGGTCAAGAATGGAAGGGTAAAAAAACAGATAACTTCTATAATAATTTGATGCGTGTTATTGACCCAACTAAAGCACAGGGAGTAACTGTAGATTTATGGATGATGCGTCTATTTGGATACGGCAAGGATACTGTAAATATAACAGAGTATAGATTTGTAGAAGAAGAGATAAATAAAATTGCTGATCAAATAGGATGGGAGCCACAACAAGTACAAGCAGCCGCTTGGGTCGCGGGGAAAGCAAGAGAAGAGGGAACAGAAGTGGTAGAGGCTGGATTTAACTATGCTGATGCTATAAATAAAAACTTAAGTCAAATTAGTTGGGAGTCTATACCAGGAAGAACCAATGATCACTTTAACGAAATGTTTGACGCACCTTATGAACAATCTCAGGAATACCATGTTGCAATATCAAAAGCATTATTAGATGAGAGCGGCAATGATATTATTGCTAAAGAGCTAGACTTATTATCACCAGGAATATTTGAGGCACCAGGATATTTTGAAGATAAGGTTTCTCCAGGATCACAAACAGCTGTTGCTGCACCAAAAATAAGAAAACCAGGCAAGGAAGATTTTGCAAAAATGCAGCCAGAGGCTGTGGAGAAAATTGAAGCCTATAGTGCTATTATAGGAACTCTGTTGAAACAAGATGGTGTTGGATACCACAGACCATTTTTTCAAAAAAGCATAGCCAAATCTAAGCTTAATGGTATTGATATTGATATCGGAAGATCTTTAACTGAAGCAGAGACAGTAGCTGTAGCTAAAGCAATGGAGGAAGCTTCTGGTGGAATTACAGACTACAACCCTATAGGAACAAAGACTGGAGCAAGAATTATTAACTTTGGCTACTTGGATGTTCCTAATGTTAAATTTGCTAAGTTTGTAAAAGATGCATTAGATGGGGTACAATTTGAAAACAATGAAACATATGTTGCTGGACAATTTGCTTCAAGTGAAGGATATTTAAGCAACGACTGGAAGGAAAATAAAAATGGCGAAGGGTACATTCAAAGTCTTAGAGGAATCTCATCCGATCTTCAAGGAAGGGCTGACGATATCATCAGGAAGCTCCAACCTAGAATTGATGAGGTCGACACAAGTTTCTCAGAAAAATATGGATGGACAAGAGATGAGTCAATCAACTCAATCTATAGAGATCCAGGAATCACAACAACAAGAATTGAAAGAAGAATCCAAGAACCAGTAGATCTTTCTGAAACAGTTCAGGTGCCCGACATAGGGTCCATGCTTACAAAAGGAGATTCATCCTTTTTATTTAGACAATATTCAAACATACAAGAGTTAGCCGTAGATAAACTTGATAGGCTTAAAGGTTTTATGGGTAAATTAAAACCATATTTGCCAGAGGGTATGAAAGATCTTGATATTATTAGATCTACTGACACCTTTTACGGAAAAGTAAAAACAAAGCTAGACGATGCTGTAAAAGAAGTAGATGGGTTATTAAAATTTTTAAAAAGCTCTAATATAAAAGAGGCTGACTTTAACCAGTTTCTAAAAAATCTACACGCACCAGAAAGAAATAAATTTATAAACTCCAAGTACGAACAAGAATTACCAGGACTAAGAAAACAATTAGAAGAAGAGACTGATGCAAAAAGAGTTCCTGTAATTAAAGGACAGATAACCAAAAGAGAGAATGTTCTAAATAAATACAAGGACAGTGGATCTGGTATTTCCACCGACCAGGCAGTCAGTGCTCTCAGTGAAATGGGTGTTGAATACAATCCAGATACTGATGTTGCTAAACCTAGTAACGAAATGGGTAAAAATCTTTTAAAAGCTTTTGATATGCTTAATGCATACCAAAATAAAACAAGACAATCTTATATTGAAAATGATTTAGTAAGCGAAGAAACTGTTGCCGATTGGAATGCTAATTATCAATACTATGTTCCTTTGGTAGGTTTTGCTGTTGATACTATAGATAGCAGTAAGCCCGAGCCAAAAGGTGGTGGTAGGTCTTTATATGGATCAATTATTCCAGAAGCTAAAGGCAGAAAGTCTGAGGCTGGAAATCCATTAGAGCAAGCAATACTTAGAAGATCTGAGGCTGCTGTTCTCGGGGAAAGAAATGAAATTAACAAAGAGTTAGCCGCATTAATAAAACAATTTCCAGCTAAAAATATATGGGACATAAAAGGAGCTCAAAGGTTTGAAAAACCACATAAATGGGATGGAGAACAATCCTTAATACCTTTTAAAGAAGAGGGTAAAACTAAATTCCTAGTTATAAGAGACGAAAGGCTTGCAAGAGGATTAGATGAGTTTGGTAATCAAACTATGAATCCTTTTATAAGATTAATGCGTGGCATAACCAGCACCCTTTCTGCTTTATATACATCTTATTCACCAGAGTTTGTTGTTACTAACTTTACCAGAGATTACCAAACTGGTTATTTTAATTTATTAGCTGAAAAGGAAATTTCAGATGGTAGGGCTTTAGGCAAACAATTAAAGGGTGCATTGAATCCTAAATCAATGGTCAAAACCTTAAGAGAGCTTAGACATGGTTATGTTACAGACAGACTAAAAGAAACAAACCCAGAAGCTCATAAATATTTTAGAGCATTTTTAGAAAATGGTGGTCAAACTGGTTATGTAAATGCAAAGGATGTAGATCAAATACAAAAAGAAATGCTTACCCTATCAAGGGCACATGATGGCATACCCTTAAATCCAGTTAAGATCTTTAACTCAACAGCAAGATTTGTAGAGAGCGTTAACAATGTTGCAGAGAATGCATCTAGGTTTGCAGTATTTAAGGCTTTTGTAAAAGAGTCTGGAGGCATAGATAAAGCAAGTAAAACAGATATAGCAAATGCAGCAAATCTAGCTAAGAACTTAACAATTAACTTTAATAGATCTGGAAGGCTTGGACCTTATGTAAATGCTTTTTATGTTTTTGCAAACGCAGCTGTTCAAGGTAATGTTAATTTTTTCAGAGGCATGGTTCCGTTTAGATTTGATTCAAACGGAAAGATGAAATATCAACCTATATCAAAAGCTAAAAAATATGTTATGGCTGGGGGAGTAGGTTTTGGAGGCTTAGTTGCTTTGTATAACACCCTTGTTTCTGGAGAAGATGAAGATGGAAAATTATTTATTGATAAGATTCCACAACATGAACAAGAAAGAAATCTTATAATAATGCTGCCTGGAGTTAAAAGATCTAGAGGTAAGCCAGTATATGATAGAGAAACAAGAACTTATAAAGTTAACGGAAAGCCAGTAGCTGTAACTATACCTCTACCCTATGGGTACAATATTTTCTTTAATATGGGAAGAATGGGTATGGAAACAGCCACAAAAGACATAGCTGGTTATGAAAGAAGATCTGGCGTTGAGTTTGCTAAAGACATAAGCGGAATTGCTGTTGGTGCTTTCTCTCCAGTTGGTATTGCATACAGCGGAGAAAGTGTAGATTTAGGAAAAACAGCAGTACCCTCATTTGTTAAACCAGTTTTTGATGTTTATATAAACGAAAAATGGACAGGAGCTCCTGTATATAAAGAGCAATATTTTGGGAGCAAGTTGCCAATATCATCTACCAAACTTAAAAATACAGAAGAGTTTTATAGAGACTTTACTAAAATGCTGAATCAAGTAGATGTACCAGCCCTTGGGGTTGAGGGAGGGGGAGAAGCGGACCCTGGATCAATAAACATTAGCCCAGATGTAATTAAATATTTACTACAGTCATATCTTGGAGGAATGTATACAACAGCGGAAAGATCTTATAACGGAATAGAAAAAGCAATAGATGTTTCGCAGGGAATAAACAGAGATGTAACTTTAAATGAAATACCTTTTGGAAGAATTTTTACAGCAGAACCAGAAAATTATACTGATGCAATAGAGTTTTATAGATATAAAGAATTTTTAAGAGGGACACCAGACAAACCAGGCAAGGGACTAGTAACCAGCTATAAATCATATATAGACAAGGGTGACAAAAAGGAATTAGAAGATTTTAAATCTAGAAGAAACTTTAAAAATGAATACCTTGCTTTAGATAAAAAATTGAGCAAATTTGAAACACAATTAAGAAAACTTAACGAAAGAGAAAGACTCGCTGAAAAGCTTAAAGACAAAAACAGATTAAAATATTTTGACATAATTAATGATATTGAATTAAAAAGAAATGAGTTACATCAAGAATTTAATAAGCTAGCAAGACCAATAATTGGAAGAAACTAAGTCGCAGAGCCAGTAGTCATCCACTGCGAGGGAATATGAATTTGAAAACCAGCCCTGCTGAAGGTTTAAGTAACTAAGATATCAGAGTATTACTTGCCTCACAAGCATCGCTCAAATAATCTTTTGATAGGTGTGCATACCTATTTACTATATTGAAGTCGGACCACCCACCAAGATGTTGTAACGTATGTAAAGGAGTACCATTTTGTACATGGTGAGTAGCCCAAGTATGTCTGATGTCATGCCATCTAAATCCATTAAGTCCAGCTCTATCTAATGCACTATACCAAGCGGTGTTAGATGCTCTATTCATTTTTCTACCAGCATAGGTAAAAACATAAGGGCTAGATTTATCAATTGATTCTAGGAGCTCTCTGCACTTAGCATTTAATGGCACAGATAAACCCCTGCCGTTTTTAGTCTCAGTTCCATCTATTGATATTTGATCTTGTTTTATATCTGACCATTTAAGATTAAAGCAGTTGGACATTCTAACCCCAGTGAGGAGTGAGAATATAAATGGTTTCTGCAAATGAAGGGGGAGTTCTTTTTGCAGTTTTTTTATATCCTCAAGAGTAAAGTATGTATTTCTTTTAGGGGACTCTTTTACTCTTTTAATAATGGGCTTAGTGTCCAACCACCCTAACTCTTCATATGCATACATAAGTATTGCACGGAAGTAGCTTAAATATCTATTTACTGTTCCTGGTGATCCCTTGATACCAGACCTAGCATTAGCTATTTGTTCTTTGTTAATATCTCTAACGTCCATGTCTGCAAACAATGGCTCAAAATATTTTCTATAGGTAAAATCATTCTTACCCATTTTATTAAACCTGTAATATTCTTTTATTGCGTCAGTAAGCGTGTGCATTATAAAGATCCTGAGTCTCTAACAATCTTGCTGTCAGTTATAACCAACAACAAGTTCTCTATTTTTACATTAAAAGGTCTAGCAAGATCAGCTTTCTCTTGTAGAGTTATGTCTTCTCTCGCATAGATTTCTTTTATCCTTGCTTCGCAATGTGTTTTAAGATTTGCTATATCGTCTACTGTTATATCTATTACCATAATTTCCTCACTTAATTATTGTTGTATACATTATAAACATAGATTACACATTACTGTCAATAACATATTTTCTAAATAGGTTTATAGGAATCAAACAAGCTTTTTTAGTTTGATTGTCTCCATCGCCCAGCACATCTTGGACCCTTATGTTATTTAATAAAATGCACTCTAATATCTTTTTTGGTTTTATCCACAGGTTTTCTACACCAGTGTGTATGATCCAGTAGTCAGCCTCAGTAGAAAGCAAGGCAGACGGCTTACCAAACATATACAGCTCAATAATAATATTGCCAGTCTCTTGGCTTTTGTAGTCAACCTTAACTTCTACTTTTAGATCTTTCTCTGGTATAAATATGTCGTAAGGTTTAAACTTTCCTGGTATTAAAACAGCACTAGAATATTTCTTGTGGATTGATTTTAAGATCCTGTTCTCTAACTCTTGACCAGTTAGAAGATCTTTTTTGAAAGCTCTACTCGAACTTGTCTTTGATTTCTGCGTAATCATTTTCAGACATTATTGATTGAACTGATATGTCATTAAACTTATGTTTTGACTCAGTTATCTTATTCAATAATGCTATGCATTTATGATCTTGTGGATACATTTCTGATTGATGGGTAGCGACTTGAGTTATTCTCTTAATCACATCACCAACAGTCAAGTTGTCTATTGTTTTCAATTTTTGTAGTTCCCTCCATCTATCTTCCTGAGAAGATACTTGCCTTATTTTATAACCTTCAGCGGCATTCTTGATGTTTATGATTTTTCTTTTTAGTTCTGGAAGTTGATTCCATTGGCGTATCTCATCCTCGTGTCTCCCACAAGTCTTGCATCTAATATCGCCTATTGTTGTGGAGCATACTCCACCATTACAGGGTGAACCTGATAGGGAGGACTCCCCTAGTACAGATGAGAGCCTCTCAGAACCTGAGAGACTCGTTTCTAATTTTGCATTCATTTGCTTTCTTTAGATGAACCAGCTCCATTTGTGTTCTCTGTATCTGATTCTACTGCATCTTCAGCTTGTTGTACAACTGTATACTTCTCTGGAAGTAGGTTTGTAAGTTGACTTTGATCAACTTGATTACCCAATTGAACAAGCCTTATGATTTCAGTCAGCAAAGGCATTACACTATTTGAATGAAAGTTAAGAACATTCAAACGATTAACTGCTTCTTTAGATAAGCTATCGACTTCATACTCTCTAGCCTCTCCGTCCACATTTAAAGTGATATTTTTTACAGCCTCTTCACCACCAGGCGTTACAATTTTACCCATATTTCCTCCTAGAAAGGTAAGTCATCTTCTGTAATGTCCTTTGGGAACACTTCATTAGATTTTGGTTTTACAGCCTGACTATCTTTAGGTGTCACAGCAAAGCTTAGTGCTGGTGCTTTATCAGGTGCACCTGGAGCTCTTCTCCATGCACTAACCCAAAAACCTGCTCCATTTACATTGAGCTCACCCCTGAAGTCAGGATGTTTTTCAGTTTCTTTTTTGTCGTTTTTCCAAATCGCACCACGATTTGTATTATCATATTCTGCCATTTTATTTCTCCTTATCAGCCCAATCATCTAAAATCTTGTTAACCATATAGGCAACCTTACGATCATAAAACCTATGATTAGCCTTTTTACTGGCAGACACTAGTTTATCGTAAGTAGACTTATTAATCCTTGAACTAATTGATTTTTTTAATATTTTTTCTTTCATTTATTCCTCCAGTAGTTTGGTATAAATCCTGGTATCGCCTTCTGACCTATAGCCTTCCATAATGTCAAAAGGAATATCTTGATCCTTCACCAGTCTGGCGTAGTTTATTCGACCCCTAGCTTGTGTCATATGACATTTCACTCTTGAGGTACTAAATGCTCCTCCGTGCTTTTTAACAGCCTCGGCTGAAAGTTCCTTCTTTCTTTTATCAAGCAAGCCCTTCCTTTCGTTAAGCTCATTTAGTTCGGTAAGTACATCTGCTAGCTCTGATGTATTATCATCATCGTCAACAGACTTATAATTAACTCCTGGTTCCTGTTTTGTCTCTGACCACATAGCAATATACTTTGGGTCTTTAGACGCATCCGCATACCAGTCCATAAATTCTTTTGCTTTTGGTATGTATATCTCCGCCCATCTTGGGTCTCTTTCAACCCATTCTTGGTAATGCTCGTGCTCATACCATTGAAAGAACAACATCTCATCTATGTCCATGCACTCCATACCCATTTGCATTTGGTGCCAGTAGTTTCTTTTTTGTTCTTGTACATTTTTAACAGGCTTTGTTTGTGGGCATTTGATTTCAACAGCGGAAACTTTTCCATTTCTACCCGAAACAATTACCCCATCTGGAGACATTCCTAACCAGTCATGCTCAGGATGAACAACAAAAGAAGGTTGTGTAATTTTATAGCCCATGCTTTTTAGTTGTTCTAAAGCTACAGGTTCGTGATCACTACCATAAGTTATTGCAAACATAGCTCTCTGATCAAAAGGGTCCTGAGACAAATTGTGAGCCTCTCTGTAGATATCTCTACCTAAAGCCTCCCACTGATCTCCCTTTGCCCACATACACTCTTTAACAGCACGAGGGAGTCTTGTTCCAGTGATCCTGTTTTTTCTTTGATCATGCCATTCAGGTGTTCCTTGCTTAATCATTCTTGTACACCTTTGTAAAAGCTAAAACTAGTTGTTTTTTAGTTTCATCGTCACCACTAAGGCTGGCTACTTTTTCATATTTCTTGTAGATTTCTTTTGCCTTTTCTTTATTTGCACATGCTTTGATTTCTTTTGTAAAGTCTTCAACCATGCTTACTGTTTCATCTTCCTCTTCAGCTGGTGCACCTTGATCAACGCCTTCAAGCTCTGGCTCAACTACGCCCTCAAAAGGCACGCAGAATGTTTCTAACAATGCATTACGATATGCAAAAGATCTTGCAGATTCTAAATCTTTTCCTTGCTGCGACTTACTGTGCCCAACATAAGACCTATCTACGAAAGAACCATCTTCAGTAGAAATAAACCTCAAGGTTCCAACAACTCTAGTCAATGTTGATCTACCATCATCTAAAAATTTAGTTGATACTTTAAGATCGGGCTGGACCAAAGTTAAGATGTTATTGTCGTGCAGTGGTTTTGAAAAAGATTGTATGATCTGATCAATTCCCCTGTACTTATATTTTTGAAATGTATTAACACCTTCTTTTGCAATTGGGTTTTGATACATATAGTTTTGCACGTTTTTAAGTGCTGTGTATATTTCTTTATTCATATAAACCTCCTGAATGAATTGTAAACTTTTAATAAATTAAAAACAATACTTTACAATGATTTATATTTGGAGTTAATATAGCTGGTGTGAGGGAAAGATATGTCGCTTGAATACATTACAAAAGTTTTGCGGGTTGAAGTAAATTCAACACAAAAACTATTGCTTATTGTTTTGGCTAATTACTCTGATGAGTTTGGTTGTTCTTACCCCTCCCATAAAAAGTTGACTGAACTTACTGGGCTTTCTCTCACAGCTATAAAAGATAATCTTAAAAAACTCAGAGACATGGGTTATATAGAATGGGAACAAAGAAAAAATACTAGCAACTATTACAAAATACTAGGGGGGTCGGCAGACGGCTATGGGGGGTCGGCAGGTGGCTACAATACTAAAGCTTATACTAAAAATGAATTTATATTAGATATTGATTTGATTAATGAGATATATAAAAGTAAGTGTGATCAAACATTTTATGTACATTCACAAAATGCACACAAGTATGTGGTCCCATATAAAAAACTTAAAGAAATAGCCAAATCAAAAAAAGGATACGTCTCGCCTAAAACGGGGAGAAAAATAGATTTTACATCAAATGACTTCTGGGAAGCTTACTTTGATATAGCCAACTCAGAGGGTCATAAGAAGTGGATAAGATCTTTTTGGAATGGAAAGCCAACACTTGGAACTATGCTAGGCATTAACCAATTTGACGCAATTATAGAGAGGAGACATGGATAAAGAGATATATGAACTAGAGGCAAATTTATTAGGGGCTATGGTTCTTGATCACAAAAGGTTTATGAAAGCACAAGAGGATGGTCTCTTGCCAGAAGACTTTGAGAACACTTCTTACAGAAAAGCATACGAGGTTATGATAGATAACCAAGCATCAGACATAGTAACTTTGCGAAGTAATATAAGTGATGATTTTGTATTTGATGACATAAGACAAGCATCAGCCTACTGTATTAGTACAGCTGGGTACTCACATTGGATCAAGGCAATGCATGATAAAACAGCTAACAATAAGTTAATGCAACTGTCTTTGAAAATACCTGAAATAGTAGATGACAAAATAACTATTGAGCAAAAGGTTGATCAAGTAAATCAATTGTTAATTGAAAACAAGATCACAAAAAATACTGAGTCGCCAAAGTCAGTTAAGGATATATTGTCAGTTGTAAAACAAGAGCTGCAAGACGCTAACCTTATTGAACAAAAATTAATCAAGACAGGGTTTAATAACATAGATTCTAGGCTCAATGGTTTTAAAGATGGTGATCTAATTATTGTGGCTGGTAGACCAGGAATGGGTAAAACAACATGGGCACTTAACATAGCTACAAACAATATTTTAAAAGGTAAAACAGTATTGGTGTTTTCACTTGAAATGACCAACGAACAATTAATTAAAAAGATAGTAAGTTCTGAGTCTGGTTTATCAATGAAGTCTTTGTTGACAGGAAATCTTACCGCGGGTGAATGGAATAAGTTTAACTCTATTGAAAAGACATTATCTGATTCAAATTTATATGTGTATGACAAGTCACCAATAACTATTGAAACACTTGTTAATAAAACAAAAGCAATTCAATCTATCAAAGATATAGACTTGATAGTCGTTGACTATTTGCAGTTACTTATGACCTCTAACAAGGCACCAAGTAATTCTGATAGCAGAGCGGCTTCAATGACCTATATCTCCAATCTTCTGAAGGGGCTGGCTAAAGACGTTGGCTGTCCAGTAATCTCGTTGTCTCAATTAAATCGGGGTGTGGAAGCGAGAGTGGACAAACGCCCAGTCCTTTCAGATTTAAGAGATAGTGGCTCTATAGAACAAGATGCCGATATGGTGATAATGTTATATAGAGAAGAGTATTATGATTCTCTTAATACAGGATTAGCTGAAGTCATTATTAGAAAAAATCGTCTTGGTGAAACAGGAGAATTTAACTTAGCCTTCGATGGAGCAACATCAAAATTTTTAGACCCTGAAGAGGAGGCATTCGGGAAAAAAGAAACAAGGAAAAAAGACTATGGAATCATCTGAAAACTTTCATCAACAACTAAGAGATATAATACCAACCATATCTGAAGCTAGGGTAAATGTACTCAAGGCAGAAGTAAATCTCAAAAGAGTATTCTGGATAGAACTATGCCAAGCCAAAGACGATGGGGAAAGATCATACAACGCACAGAAGTCTAAAGCAGAGGCAACAGAATCATACTATGTAGCATCAATGGCGGTAGCTAAGGCTAAAGCAAAGCTTGACGCATTACAAACAGAAAAGTCTGCTGTAGACATGCAGTTTGAAGAGTGGCGTACAAAAATGGCTAACTTAAGAATGGAGAGAAATAGATATGGAGCATGATAACTTTAGAGATTTTTGCAGAACTATGTACGAAGAGTGCAAGTCTGAAAGAAGAAAGTATAATGAAGAGCAAATAGATTTTGATGATTATTTAATTCAAAACAATAAATTTTTAGCTCAAGAATATGCAAGGCAGAAGTCCAAATAAAAAAGAAAAACAATGGATGGATTCTATATCCAACTTTGGCTGTATTGTCTGCAAACTTTTTTATCAATGCGATAGCCCAGCAGAGATACACCACATTGATGGCAAAACAAAACCAGAGGCACATTTAAAAACAATACCTCTGTGTTTTCGACACCATAGAGAAGGTGTCAACAATGAACTATATGTTTCAAGGCATCCTTTTAAACATGAGTTTGAGGAACGCTACGGAACAGAAGAAATTTTATTACAGAAGGTAAAAGAATTAATATGAAAGATAATATAAATCCAGATCATTACAAAGCGGGTGACGTGGAGTGCATAGACGCACTAGAAACAGTTGCATCTTTGAATCCACATGCAGAGGAAATACCTTGTCAAATAAATGCCATGAAATATTTATGGAGATATAACAACAAAGACAAGCCCTTAGAAGACTTGCACAAAGCACAATGGTACTTAAATAGATTGATAGAAAAGGTTAGTAAAAGATTAAATGAAACACACTGATCAGTTTGGTCAGATCAACACACTTCGCTACGCACATGAAATTAGTTTACTGAAAACTCACAAAGAGAGAATTAGGTATATGTCAGACATAGATGAAAAATGGCAAGATTTAGTGTATCTTTTAGGTATGCAGATGGCTATTCCTAAAACCATTGCCAACCTTCCAACTCGGGAGGAAAGAAAGAAAGCATGGGAAGAA